CAGACCAGTATTTGACATTGACGCTTTAAATAGATTTATTACAACAACCCCTAAGAAAGGTTTTAATAAAAAACTCTCTGATGTTCGAAACTCTTATATGTTTGAGTCCTCCGGTGGACCGCTCTCCGTATGGCAAACACCACAGGCAGGAGCTGTTTATGCTATTGGAGCTGACGTGGCCGAAGGATTGGCTAGGGGTGACTATTCTACCGCTCATGTTATTGATGCTAAGTCTGGTCTTATAGTTGCCCACTGGCATGGTCATATTGACCCAGACAAGTTTGGCGAAGAAGTTCTTTATGCATTGGGGTTCTTTTATAATGAAGCTTTAATAGGAGTTGAGTCTAATAACCACGGTTTAACAACTTTAACTGCTTTAAATAAAGCTAATTATATTAATCTTTATAGACAGCGTAGATTAAACCAACGCCACGCTGAAGCCACAGAGGCATTGGGTTGGCGCACAACAACCTTGACTAAGCCTTTAGCTATAGACGAATTGAATGCCAATCTAAGAGATGGTGCATTAGACCTACGATGTGAATATACGATAGCTGAACTTAAGACCTTTGTCCGTGATGACAATGGCTCTACGCACGGCTCCCCGCACGACGACCGAGTAATGTCTTTGGCTATTGCCAACCAGATGCTTAAGTACGTTTGGCTGCCAGAGTATAAGCCTAAAACTGACTCTCCATGGGGAACCATGAATTACTTTGAAAAGAAGCTACATAAGCCAATTAAGACTAAAGAGCGTTATTGGATAGGTGAATTCAATAGTTACTGATATAATGTAACGAGTGAACTATACTTATATAGGAGTTTTTATGCACTGTTTGGATTGTTCCAAAGAAATTTCAGAAGAGAATGATATCAAACGTGGTATTTGCTTTAGCTGCCACATCAAAGGCATCAAGTTTGGGTTCAGGGGAGCAAGTTATGGCAAGTCTACATGGAATGATACAACCATTAGAGAGACTCAAAGAATGTATGAAGCAATGCCTAACGTTGAAAAAGTATCAAGTCGTAAAGAGTTAATCTGATGGAGTGGTTGGTGCCAGTAGCTGTTGCTATTATAGGTGGACCAATGGTTGTATTAATACAATCGTTTAGAAAAGAGAGCAGTGAACAACACGGCGTTCTAGCCGGCAAGATAGACAAGATTGCTGACAAACTAGACGGACATATTGATTGGCATCTAAAGGACAAAAGATGAAGAAAGAAATAAAATCATATCCTAAAATTAAAACAGGAAAAGTAACTAAAGGTAAAAAGATAGAAGTACCAGCTACTAAAGCAGCTAAAAAAGAAGTAACCAAAGCAGAAAAAAGATTAGCTACAGCTAAACAACGACTAGAAGTATTAAAGAAAGTAGGAAAAAAAGATGGCAAGTAAGAAAAATTCAAAGAAGCCAACAGTGGCCGAAGCATACAAGGCAGCAAAGGGTCCTATTGACTATCCAGGTCCTGGTGCGTCGCCTCAAGCAAGAAGAGCTCAATCTTCTCGTATGACAGGACAAGCAAACAGAGGTTCTGCTACAGAAAATCTTGCTAAAAGAATAAAGACAGATGCTGCTCGCAAAAAAGCAGTTCCTGGATTTGAGACAGATACAGTTCGCAAGACTGTTAAGGTAGGAAACAACCCGTTCAGTAAGAAAAATTATAAGAACCAAGTAGAAATAATAAAGGCACAACTTAGTCCAGATGCTTCATTTAAAGAAACTAGTAGCAGATTATCACCTTCTGTCAAAGGTGTTATAACAAAGAAGTACACAGGTGCAGGTTCACAGGCTTCTAAGAAAAAAGGAAAAAAATAATGGCTAAGAAACCAGTATTGGGTAAGAAAGTAAACAGAGCTACAGAAGTAATGAATAGCCCAATGGGCAAAGCTTTTCAATCTGCTCAAGGTTCTGATTCTGGAAAGCCAATAGGTAAAGCAATGAAGTCAGCTCCACCACCACCAGCTCCACCAACACTAAAGGCACCTAAGCCACAAAATAATCCAGGTCGCAAAAAAGGTCCTGCAGAAGGTGGAAAGCCAGTGGACCGTCAGTACCAAGGTGGAAGTGGTTCAACAAAATATCCTAAGAATATTCCAGATGGTTATACGGTACTTACTTTGATGAGCAATCCTCCAAAATATAAATTGGTTCCAAAGTCAGGCAAGTAATGAAAGCTAAAAAAGGAATGGGCTTTAAAGCAGCTCAAAAGCAAATTGCTAAGAAGGGCAACTATAGCATGGAGTCTGCAGGGGCAATACTTGCAAATGCTTCACGCAAGGCATCACCTGCCGCAAAAAGAAAGAATCCAAATCTTAAGAAAGTAAAAGGTAAATAATGCAAACTTATACATCAACACTAACAAGTGCTTCAGTTGAAAGAACTTTCAATGTTGCAGATTATTCAGATGCAGTCATTAGACTTTCTGGCATATGGGATGGAAGTATAGCCTTCTATGCAACCAACACAGGAACAGCATATACCGCTATTGCAGTACAAGAGTTGGATAGCACAAACTGGACAACTGCAGTTACTTCAGAAGCTGGTTCAAGTCCATCGGCTGAAGTATGGACTGCTAGAGTTCCAGTTGCTGGTCTAACTACATTAGTTGTAAAATCAGAAGCTGGTTTTGTTGGTAGCGTAGACCTTGTTGTTACAGCAGTTTCGAATACCAATGCCAGGTAATCCAAAATATCCAGCATTACCTTCTACAACAACTAAGAATTATACTCCTAGAAAGAAGAAGAAAAATGGCGGCAAAAAAAAGTAAACCAGTATGGGAAAAGGCACGTCCTAAATCTTTAGGCGCACCAAAGAAACTCACACCTGCACAAAAAGCTTCAGCTAAAGCTTCTGCTAAAGCTGCAGGTAGACCTTACCCAAATTTAGTTGATAATATGAAAGCTGCGAGGAAAAAGAAATAATGGCTAAGACTCCTGCATGGCAAAGAAAAGAAGGTAAGAGTCCTACAGGTGGACTTAATGCTAAAGGCCGCGCATCCGCAAAAGCTCAAGGTATGAATCTAAAGCCACCAGTTACCGCTAAGCAGGCAGCTAAGTCACCAAAGGCCGCAGCAAGAAGAAAATCTTTTTGCGCTAGGATGGAAGGAAATCCAGGACCAATGAAGGATGCAAAAGGAAGACCAACACGTAAAGCGTTGGCATTAAAGAAGTGGGACTGCTAACATGGCAAGACAAAGTAATTATGATAAATTATCAAGCTATAGAAAAAAAGTTGATTACTCTAGAAACTGGCGCAAGAATGAAAACTATGACAATCTTTGGCAAAGACTTATTAACCTTTATCGTGGTAGGCACTACCGTGGTTATTTACAAGGTGACAGACTCCTTGTTAACATTGCTTTTTCAACCATCAATACATTAGCTCCAGCTGTTTCTATTGGTCGCCCAAAGATTAACGTTAATGCACGTAGACCAGAAGACGGTGACAAAGCTGTAGTAACTGAATCTATCATTAACTATTGGTGGCAGCATTACGAATGCCAACCAGAGTTTCAGCGCGCAGTTAAAGACTATTTAATTATTGGTCATGGTTGGGTTAAGACTGGTTATCGTTTCGTTGAAGAAGCAAAACTCGATGATATTCAAGATACTGCTGATGAAGCTGCCGGCCCAGAAACTACTGATGATGTTGAATCTCAAATAATTATTAGAGAAGACCGTCCATTCTTAGAGCGCGTTGACCCATTTGATATGTATGTTGACGTTGATGCTGTAAGCATGAATGACATTCGTTGGATTGCACAACGTACTCGTCGTCCTTTAAAGGATGCAAAAGAAGATAAGCGTTATGATGCCGCCGCAAGAAAAGAATTAAGTCCATCTTCTTATCAAAAATATGGTGACATAACAGTAACTAATACTTATAATCCTACTAACCCAGATGAAGCATATTGCGACATTTATGAATATTATAATATTGATACTGGTGAGATGTGCGTGTTTGCAGACAGTGGAGACAAGTTCTTAATTAAACCAGTTAAGATGCCATACGCATTTGGTCATCCATTCTTTATGTTACGCAACTATGAAATCCCTGGATTCTTTTATCCAATGGGTGAACTAGAAGCAATTGAACCATTGCAGTACGAATTAAACGAAACTCGTACACAGATGATGAACCACAGAAAGCGTTACTCACGCAAGTGGTTGTTTAATGAATCAGCATTTGATGATGATGGTCGTCAAGCTTTGGCATCTGATGATGACAACGTAATCGTTCCTGTTAAGGGTAATGAGAATTTAAATAACGTTGTTGTTCCAATGCCGGCCTTGATTAACCCACCTGAATTTTATAATCAGTCAACTTTAATTCAAAATGACATTGACCGTGTGTCAGGCGTCTCAGAGTACCAGCGTGGTGCAATCCCAGAAACAACTAGAACTGCCCGCGAAGCATCAATCATTGCTGAAGCTGGTAATGCTAGAGTGGCTGAAAAGCTTGTGTCTATTGAAAATGCTATAGCTAGATGTGCTTCTAATCTTATAATGCTAGCTCAGCAGTATTTAACTGGTGAGCAGACTGTAAGAATAGTAGGAACAGAATCTGCTCCTATGTGGTTAACATTTGATAAAGATTATATATCTGGTGAGTTTGACTTTAATGTTGAGGCAGGTTCAACTGCCCCAAGAAACGAAGCTTTCCGCAGAGATATGGCACTTCAGATAGTTTCAGCAATGCAACCATTTGCTCAAGCTGGTCTAGTTAATTTAGAAAAGCTAGCTGAATATGTTTTAGCAACTGGATTTGGAGTAAAGAATGCAAGTTCATTCTTAAAGTCTCCAGAGCCACCACCAGCACCAGAAGCTCCACCAATGCCACCAGAAATGCAAGGTATGCCACCAGAGATGATGCAAGGTATGCCTCCGGGTATGGAAGGCATCCCACCAGAGATGATGCAAGGTATGCCACCACAGCTACCACCTGGCATGATACCTGGAGCACCAATTCAAGGACCTGCACCACAAGTTGGAGCAAATCCAGCAGCTGCTTTACAAGGATTGCCGCCTGAAATATTACAAGCATTATTGGCTGCACAACAATAGATTTACAGTAATGTAATAAACTATCTATATAATAGATAGATACACGGAACAACCAATTAGAAGGATGAGGATTCCAAATGAGTAATGAAGAAATAAATATTGCTAGTACAATTGACGACGAAACTAACCCCATTGCAAGTGGACAAGTTGGAGAAGAGGTTGAGGTACAAGCAGAAACTCCAGAACAAGAACAAGAATTATTCGACTATACAGAGATTGCCGACAAGGTCATCAAGCTCCAAGTAGATGGCGAAGAAGTAGTAGTTCCAGTAAAGGAGGCTCTAGCTGGGTATCAGCGTCAGGCGGATTATACCCGCAAGACACAAGAGCTCAGTGAGCAAAGAAAGCAAGTCCAGTACGCTAGTGCACTCCAGGAAGCCCTGCAAAGTGACCCAGCTGCTACCTTGCAGTTGTTGAATCAGCAATACGGTGTAGCTACCCAACCTCAAGAGGATGAATGGTTAGACCCAGCTGAACAACAACTTCGACAGTTAGAGCAAAGAATCGCAGCTTTCGAGCAATCTAAAGCTATGGATGAATTGACTAGAACTATCGATACATTGCAGAGCAAGTATGGTGAAGATTTTGATGCAGATGAAGTTGTAGCAAAAGCTTTGGCAACGGGTTCAACCGATTTAGAATCAGTCTTTAAACAGATTACTTTTGATAAGGTTTACTCTAAGGCTTCGGAAGCTACTAAAAAGCTTTCAGAAGAACAGGCTAGAGTTCAGTCTAAGCGTTCAGCGACAATAGTCTCTGGAGGCACTGC